TATATGCGATTGACGATATGCCCCCTATAAAAAACTGCTAATTTAGGCTACTTATTTTCTGGACATTCCATTTGTATCCGGTTGTATGTTAGCTGTAAAGAAACAACAAAGAGGCAAAAAAATGGCACACAACAAAAAGAACATTTACTACGAACTACTGTTAAAAGAAATCTTTTGTGGCAACGGCATAGAGGTTATATGCAAAGAGATTGGCGAAAATTATGTAACAGAAAGCAATGCGTTGTGTTGGCTGGAACAAGGTCAAACAGAAAAGACGATCATATCAATGCTACGTAAGTTAGACTATAATATACCTAAAGATGTTATAGGTTCAAATCAAGTATTTGGAAGAGAATAGGATGAATCATGATACTAAAACATGTAATCGATACCCACGATGAGGGGTTATGTAAAGCATATTGGACATGCGGAAATATACTGAATGTGTGTTTCCCTCTAGTTAGACGATATCTAAAAGTACCAACTACTAAGACCGAACAAGAAAACTATCTAAGTTGTATAAGAGGATATTGTAGAAAAAATGGCATGAGAAAAATATGCGTAAAAAAAGATTTTAGTCAATTGACAGGACTATTAAGAATAGATTTCAAAAATTACAAAGTAAAAATATGCTTTACATCCACAGACCTTGTTACGGTGGAAGCGGAAACGATAGAAAACGAGTAGCTTTATTGCGTAAAAATAATACGGCGTAGAATGTCCCCTTAATAATACCACATATTATTCTATAAACAATGCGTATCGTTTCCTATTGCTAATATCATGGATATATTATAAATTTATCATCAAAGGAAAGAAAGGAGTCAGTCTAGCAACTGGCTCTTTCTTTTTTTACCTGGGGGCATGGTATGTTAAAGTTAAACTTTCCTGTCGCCTTCCTTGATATAGAGGGCTTAGAAAACAGATGGCAGTGTGGATTGGGGGTAATCCAGACGATGGCGGAAACTGAAAAAATTCACCTTTTTTTACGCCCTGTTGTGCTTGATATTGCGCTGGATACCATTTGCCTTGCACCAGCAGAAAAGAAAAAATTGCGTAGCCACCATTTGGATTATAGAGATATTTATCTACTTTTTAAGAATAAAAATAACAAAATTCCTGTCAGGGGATTTTACGGAAAAGAAAATACAAGATTACCAATTATATACGCCGAGTTCTGCGATTTGATAATACCACTGGACATGGTGGAGGCATTCGAACATTTACACAGCGATGACAATGGTCCAGACCAAGAATTTCATCCTCTTTCTGATGATTTTACATGTTTCGTTTGGCGCGGACGCGAATATAAATTTGGCGAAATGCAGGCAAAAGTTATCAAAAGGCTCTGGCAAGCACGCGAAGATGGCTCGCCATGGATGTATGGTAAACGCATTTTGACAGATATTGGTTCCGGCAGCGATAGAATTCAGAGTATATTCAACCACAACACATCGTGGCGCAATATCGTTTTATCAGATAAGAACGGCAAATATAAATTAAATTTGCCACCTAAAATAAGCTGTTAGGTATTTTGCCACACAACTGCCACACCTAATATTTAATATGACCACACGGAAAGACTAATTTAAGGCAATTTGCCGCCTATATCTCCGTTCAATGCCCCAACGGACAAAGCAAAAAACGCCGTTTAGAGTTTCAGTACACACGAAACGATAAAGAGCGGAGTTTTTTATGCAAGAAAACATACTAGATACGCATTTGCGATTGACCGAAGCGCAACTTGCTGAGTACTGGGGCATTCGCCGAAATACTCTGCAAAAATGGCGTTCATTGGGGATTGGACCTGTTTATATCAAGTTGGGCGCAAAAGTTGTTTATCCCAGAGAGTCCATTTTGGATTACGAACGAAATCGTACATTCCGTGGTTCAGGGGAACGAATTTTTCCTACGGAGGCAAACGATGAAAAATAAAACAGTCATTTGCCCCAGTTGCGGTCATCAATCCACCGAATACAAGCACAGTATAAACAAAACCTTAGTTTCTGGATTAGCAAGGTTAAACGCCATGGGCGGCTGTGCCAGATTGGATCAAATGGGGTTAGATAACACACAGTTTGCCAATTTTCAAAAATTGCGATATTTCAATCTTGCTGTCCCAACACGCGACAATAATAAGTGGAAAATTACAAATATTGGAGTGTGGTTCTTGCAAGGAAGAATTCAGATTCCACGTTTTGTGATAACCAGAAACGCAAAACCAATCCGAGAGAGCCACGAATTGATATTTGTCAATGAAATCAAGGATTGTGTGCAATACAAAATTGAATGGCAAGAACAATCTAAACAGCCGAGCTTATTTGATTAAAGGATTCAACATGAAAATCCTGATAGATCCCAAAATGGCAATTTTGATACAAGGTTTTTCTGATGCGGAATGCGCTGAATTGCTACGTTGTATTTTTGAATACCCAAATCGGGATTGTAATTTAGGGTTGTGGAAGTACATTAAAGACCAAATTGATGCGGATGCAAAAAAATACCGCGACAAATGTGAACGTATGGCAGAATTACGACGACGCAAAGCCTTTCTGAAATTAGAACAGGAATTAGCTCTGAAATCAGAATTGAATTCAGAGGTAATAGAAGAAGTAGAAGAAAATAAATTAAATAAAAATAAAATTAAATGTAGTGAAAGAAGTAAGCCGATTTTTGCTGTTGAAAACTCTGTTGAAAGTTATCAAATAACCGAAACATTCACATTTTCACAAATAGAACAAACAAAACCTGCCTTTACTAAATATTTGGCATTGTATGGTCCTGCAGTTGCTATAAAAGCCGAACAAACACTTAAGAAAAAACGCCAAGGGCAATGGTTATCTTTGCAACAAATCCTTGAATGGATTGATCAAGAAAACCGTTTTTACCAACAAAATCACGGAGCCTGAACATGAATATTAAACATATTAAATGGGATGAAGAAACCGTTCAAGAATGGTTACAAATTGCTGCGTTGGTGGAGAGGTGCCTCCCCCCCGTCTATCACAAAGGTATTTCCGGACAAAAATGGCAAATAATCCGCGAATGGTATGAATTATTGTGGGATAGCGACGATGAAGCTCAAAAGCCACAAATACGCCCAACGAATGAACAAATTTCTATGTGGGAAGAAGTCGTTTTGAAATGGTTTGCGCTGGTTGATAGCACTAAAGATAAACAAATCATTTGGCTCAGAGCCATGGGGACGGGTTGGACAAAAATTAGTAAACGCGTAAATCTTAGCCGCCAAACAGTTTCCGCCAGACATGCCCGTGCAATATCAAGATTGGCGGATTCGTTGAACACTTTATATCATAAAAAATCTTAAAAAATGGATTCATTTGTATCGGATCAGAGTTGTACATAAGTATGTCATAAAAAGTTAAAATTCTTTGCCTTTACACTTTTGGCAAAAAATGACAGGATTTTTTATATAATTACAAACAATCTATACAGACCGGTCAAAGCGGTCTGTTTTTTTTCATCCAGATGGCGATATTGAATCTGAGTTTATCAAACACCGACAAGGCACGACTGATTGCGCTGGGCGAAAGCAATGTGCGGTTCGTGACAGCAAAGATGCTGACCAACGTGGCGCAAGTCGCACAAGGGAAAATCAAAAAGCATATCAAGTCGACCTTTGTGTTGAGAAAACCGAATTTTGAAAAGTCCATCAAAGTCCGCCCGGCGACAAAACAAACACTCCAGGCAAGTGTTTATACCATGGCAGGATTTGCTACCTTGCAACAGACTGGCGGCAAACAAACCGCCAAGACGGGCCGGTTGGCCGTGCCGCGGTACAGCGACCTGCATGATGTAAAAGCCGGTCGGAAATCAAATGCCCCTGGCACATTTCTATTGAAATTGCAATCAGGTGGTATAGCAATAGCCCAGAGGAAACAGAAAGAGATAAAGGTCCTCTATTACCTCAAGAACTTCGCATATATGCCAAAGCGGTTCAACATGCTTGAAATTGGCGAAGAAACCGCCTTATCAGAAATCCCCCGATTGTTTTCCGAGAACTTACAACAAGTTATGTAAAAAAAATAGGTTCTGTCCGGGAAAAAACGACCGAGGGTAAAGGCGACCCCGGTACTTCGCTAGCGACCGAAATAAAAAAATGGTTCGCAGTTCGCACTTTGGCGCAAATTTATAGAACAAACAAAGAGTTAGATGCGAACCAACAAACAAAAGGGAAAAACATGAAAATTGATTTCAAAGATTTAGTCTTGAATATGGAATACGTGGACATTGATATGGTAAAACCATTTGAACGCAATCCGCGTACCCACAGCAAAGAACAGATCCAACAAATTGCCACATCTATGATGAAATTTGGGTGGGTAAATCCAATTTTGGTGGATGAAAATTTTGAAATCATTGCCGGTCATGGTCGCTTATTAGCTGGGAAAGAACTCGGCTATGACAAAGTTCCAATTGCCCAGTTAAAACATCTGAGCAAGGAAGAAAAGCTGGCTTTGTTGATTGCAGATAACAAAATATCCGACAATGCTGGTTGGGATGATGAAATGCTGCAATCTGCCTTGGAAGAATTGCATGATGGCAAATTTGACCTGTCTGTGTTGGGATTTACAAATAAAGAAATTGAGCAATTTCGGTCAGAATTTGAATCAGAAAAAGAAATTGCGGAACACGAAGATGATGTTCCTGATTTTTCTGATGAAATTGTATCACAACATGGCGACATATGGTTGCTAGGCGAACATATCCTATTGTGTGGCGATTCCTGCGACAAGGATAATTTCAAAAAGCTGATGGGCGATGAACGCGCGGACATGACATTCACAGACCCGCCATATAACGTGGCTTATGATGCAACATTCCGCACAAAAAATGGCGCCGCAAAGGCTCGCCCCATTCAGAATGATGATCTGGGGGCAGATTTTCAGGAATTTCTCACGAATGCTCTGACCAATGTCGTGGAATACACAAAAGGTTCCATGTATATCTGCATGGGCGGCAGCGAGTTGCACACCCTGTACAAAGCATTTCTTGATGCAGGCGGCAAGTTTGAATCCTATCTGGTATGGGTCAAGAACTCGTTTTCAATTTCACGCGCCAGATATCAGCATCAGCACGAATGGATTATGTTCGGCAATACTGAAACACTGTACAAGCAACAGCACGAAAAGATATTACTGGGGAAAACAGATGAAACACCATCGTGGTACGGCGGTCGCAGTCAATCGGACGTGTGGAATTTTGATAAGCCCACGCACAATGACCTGCATCCGACAATGAAACCTGTTGCGCTGGTTGAACGCGCGATTGCCAATTCCAGCAAGGTAATGGACATCGTTTTGGATGCGTTTGGTGGCTCAGGCACGACACTAATTGCGGCAGAAAAGATGCAACGCCGTTGCAGAATGATTGAACTGGAAGAAAAGTATGTCGATACCATTATCAGACGTTGGGAAGAATTTACCGGCGAAAAAGCCATTCATAAAGCCACAGGCAAGACGTTTGACGAAATCGCCAAGGAACGGGTTTTAAAAAAATGATGCCATGTTATTGTCAATCAGAGGATATGCCAAGCACCGGGGTGTTTCTGATACCGCGGTCAGAAAAGCCATAGAATCTGGCAGAATAACTGCAATTGACGGAAAAATAGACCCATCCATGGCAGATAGGCAATGGTCAATGAATACAAATCCAGCCCAATCTGCACACATTTCTGAAGATGCCAGATCGTCCGCGTCATCATACCACTACAGCCGCGCCAAAAAGGAAACCTATGAGGCACTGCTGAAAAAGCTTGAATACGAAGAAAAATCAGGCAAATTGGTCGCCATTGAAAAGATAGAGGTCGAGGCATTCACTGCCGCACGATATGCACGCGATAAGCTATTGGGTATCCCCGATCGTGTGGCTCCTGCCTTGATTGGTAAAACTGAAATCCACGAAATCAGAGAACTTTTACGCAAAGAGATTCTTGCAAGTTTGGAACATTTGACGGACTTTCTCAATGGAACTCAATCCTGACAGTTTCGTGGTACACGGTTTTGCCCTAGGCTTTAAACCAGATCCAGATTTGACCGTGTCCGACTGGGCGGATGAAAACAGAATCCTGTCCAGCGTTTCATCAAGTGAACCAGGACGATGGAAGACGGAACGTACACCGTACCTGCGCGAAATCATGGATTGTCTGTCGCCGCACCACCCATGCCAAAGGGTCGTATTCATGAAAGGCGCACAGATTGGGGGAACAGAATGTGGAAACAATTGGATGGGTTTTTGCATCTGCAACGCCCCTGGACCAATGTTGATCGTGAATCCGACCACCGAAACAGCGAAACGCACGTCAAAAATGCGTATCGACCCAGCAATAGAAAGCTGTCCTATTCTGAAAGAAAAAATCAAAAGCCCCAGATCTAGGGATAGTGGCAACACTATGCTTATGAAAGAATTTCCAGGGGGCATCTTGATTCTGACTGGGGCAAATTCCCCAATCGGGCTACGTTCTATGCCAATCAGATACCTGTTCATGGATGAGGTAGACGGATTCCCTGACGAGGCAGGAACAGAGGGTGACCCTGTTGACCTAGCAGTGCAACGAACTGCAACGTTTAACAACCGCAAAATATTCATGGTGTCAACCCCGACAATCAAGGATGCCAGTCGCATTGAGCAGGCATTCCTGGAGGGGGACCAAAGGTACTATCACGTGCCATGTCCAAAGTGCGGACATTTTCAAGTCTTGCGCTGGCGGAACCTGGTCTTTGATTCCAAAGACCTGACCGAGGCCATGTACAAATGCGAAAAATGCGGTGACCTGTGGCACGATTATCAAAAAGAGCAAATCCTGAAGAACGGCAAATGGATTGCAACGCGCCCCACAAACAGTGGGGTTGTATCGTTTCACCTGTCATCGCTGTATTCGCCACACGGTTGGACCAGTTGGACGGCAATCGCCCGTGAGTTCCTGGATTCAAAGGATGACCCATCGCGCCTGCAGGTATGGACGAACACCAAACTGGCAGAAACTTGGGAGGACATGGCAGGACAACAAATTGACCCGACCACCCTGATGGTGCGACGCGAGAAATGGGGAACGGCACTGCCGCCAAAGGTGGTGTTGCTGACCTGTGGCGTGGACGTGCAAGACAATCGATTGGAATTGGAAATCGTTGGTTGGGGGCGCGGCGAGGAATCGTGGTCAATCGACTACCAAGTCTTATATGGCGATCCTAGCACCCCCGAACTATGGGCGCAACTGGACGAGGTATTAAGCCGCAAATACGTCCACAGCAAAGATGTTGCGGATCTGGCAGTGGCAGCAACCTGCATCGACAGTGGCGGCCACTACACAGACTACGTAATCAATTACTGCCACGCACGGCGATTGCACGGCGTATGGGCAATCAAGGGTGTTGGCGGTGTTGGAAAACCAATCTGGCCGGCAACGGCTAGTAAAAGCAACAACACCAAAAAGCCTGTATACCTGATAGGTGTCAATGACGCGAAAGATATCTTAATGCGCCGATTGCATCTGACAGATACCAGTGGTGCTGGTGTATGGCATTTCCCGCAAGATCGCGAGCAAGAATGGTTTGAACAAATAACCAACGAGGTCGCACGTAAAAAGCTGTCCAAGGGTCGTCTGATCCGTGAATGGGTGCCACGCAAAGATGGGGTTCGTACCGAGGGGCTGGACTGTCGTGTGTATGCTTATGCGGCATTACGTGGTCTGGTACGCAATTACCGCCTGAACCTGGATCTTGGTGCGGACAAACTGGCTGAGGCAGGAATGAAAGTCGTCAAACAACAACCCGTTGCACAACCTGTTCAACATCCAGACCAGGCACCGACAGAACAGCGCGGCCGCACAGTTAGAAGTCGAGGAATAGAATGGTAGAAAAAATCAAGACTTATGAAGAACAACTGATTGAGGTTCAAAAAGCAATATCGGACGTTCTAACCGGCGCACAAGAGGCGTCGTATAACGGTCAGCGAGTCCGGAAAGCAGACCTGGATATGTTGCAAAAACGCGAAGAATACCTGCAATCCAAAATCCTCAGCAAAAGGCGTGGCGGCATACGCGTGCGAAATGCAGTACCGGAATAACCAAAAGGATGCAATATGCGAAAAGCGATAACCTACCTTGACCTGTTTTCAGGCATCGGGGGCTTTGCGCTGGGATTACAAAAAGCCGGTGTAAAGATAAAAAAGCACTATTTTAGCGAGATTGACACTTATGCAACCGCTGTGTACAAGAACCATTTCCCCAATGCGATAGGACTGGGCGATGTCAAAGCAATTAAATCTTTTCGAAAACTTGGAAACATTGACATTATTACATTCGGATTTCCGTGCCAAGATCTGTCAATTGCTGGCAAAGGGGTCGGGTTTAACGGCAGCCGAAGCAGTCTGTTTTATGAGGCAACACGGATTATCCGCGCAACACGGCCAACACATTTTATCTTTGAGAATGTCAAGGGATTGCTGTCCAACGACAACGGTCGGACTTTTGAAAAGGTATTGCAAGAAATTGCCGACATTGGGCTTTATGACTGCGAATGGCAACTTGTTAATACAAGATGGTTTCTACCCCAAAATAGAGAACGGATTTACTTTATCGGACATCTTAGAGGCAAATCCGCCCCAAAAGTATTTCCTATCACAGGCAATCATAGAACGCCTGTTGGGCTACAAAGACACACAGCTAATACCATTACAGCCGGCGACAGATCGTCCAACGGAACGTATGTTGTGGAAAGTCAACTCGTTCAAAAAACTAAAAAATGTCCACAAGGGAAACGAATAAACATGACCAATGGGAACAGCGTCTGCCTGTCTGCCAATGGTGGCGGATTTGCCACTCGCACAGGACTGTACGCCGTGGATGTATTGCCAATTCTAACCCCCGACAGGATAAAAAAGCGTCAAAACGGTCGAAGATTCAAGATAAGTGGCGAACCATCATTCACGCTAACCACTCAGGATCGTCACGGCGTGTTGATAATTCCGCGTGATAGCGATCAAGAGTCGGATCGCCACATCTGCATACGGAAACTAACACCCATCGAATGTGAACGCTTGCAAGGATTCCCAGACGGTTGGACAAGTGGCTATTCCGATAACCAACGATACAAAATGTTGGGCAATGCGGTTAGCGTGCCAGTGCCAGAATACATATTCAACAAACTGTATAAAAATGAAGAAAATAGAATTACCGAAACAAACCCTGGTGGACAAGGCGATTTCTTGGATTGCGCCTGAGGTAGGACTCAGACGTTGGCAGGCACGAACCCGTATGGCACTGCTGGGCGGATACACCGGCGCACGGAACAATCGCCGCGCCACCCAAACGTGGAATGTCGCCAGCGGTTCGGCCGACAATGTTTCCTTGGACGATTTGCCCGTGTTGCGCGACAGGTCACGCGACCTGTTGCGGAACGCACCACTGGCAATCGGCGCGGTCAACACCGTGATTACAAACGTTATTGGCACAGGACTGAAACCACAGTCGCACATTGACCGTGAAATCCTGCGTCCGTACCTAAAAACAGATGATGCGATGGAGGCATGGGAAAACAAAGCGGAGCGCGTATTCAAAATGTGGGCCGAAAGCCGTGACTGTGACCTGACACGATGCCAGACTTTTGAGGAAATGCAATCCTTGGTCATGCGGTCGTGCCTGGAATCAGGCGATGTATTTGTGCTGAGAAAGTATAAAGAACGCGCTGGCAACCCATTTGGCACTACCTTGCAGGTGGTGGAGGCAGACCGTATAGAAGATCCAACCACGGGGAACGAAAACATTATCGCCGGGGTTGAAATAGACAACGATGGCGCACCGGTGGCATACCACATAACAAACCGGCATCCCGATGATCACGACAAAGGCGCGTTGACCTATGCACGTGTACCGGCGTTTGATGACTACAACCACCGACAGGTGCTGCACATATTCACACGCACCCGACCATCACTGACGCGCGGCATTCCATACCTGGCACCAGTGATAGAGAGCCTGAAACAACTGGACAGATACACCGAGGCAGAAATAATGGCGGCGGTAATCTCGTCCATGTTTACGATTTTTGTGAAGACGGAATCTGAAGAGGGATTGGCACCGATGTCGCCATTGGGACAAGAGCAAACACCATCGCGCCCACGCGATTACAAAATCGCCCCTGGCGCGATACTGGACCTGCAACCCAATGAAGATATTCAGATTGCCGACCCGAAACGACCGAACCAGGCGTTTGACGGTTTCGTGCAGTCTATCCTGCGCCAAATCGGTGTTGCTTTGGAAATCCCTTTTGAGATATTGATAAAGCATTTCACGGCAAGTTATTCCGCAGCCCAAGCCGCATTGGTTGAGGCGTGGAAGACATTCAGCACCAGACGCAAATGGCTGGCATCACAGTTCTGCCAGCCCGTCTGGGAGATGGTAATAACCGAGGCAGTCGCCAAAGGAATCCTAGATGCACCTGGCTTTTTCTCGGATCCGTTTGTGCGTGCCGCCTATCTTGGCACCGAATGGGTAGGCCCGCCGCGCGGACAGATAGACCAGTTGAAAGAAATCCGCGCCGCCGATTACCGCGTGCGCCTGGGGGTATCCACCTTGGAAGAAGAAACCGCCCAGATTACCGGCGGTTCTTGGGAAACCAAGCACATCCAACGCGCCAAGGAACAAAGACTCAGATTGGCGGCAGGACTAACCGAAAAACTGAACAACGAAGAGGTAGAGGGAAAAAAAGATGAGGAATAATGGGACCTTATACTTCATAGTTTGTAAAAATCAAAACTATGAAGTTTCTCCTTGACTCTACCTTGGTGATACTTTATAGTTGTTAAAAACACAAACTATAAAGTATAGGGTACAAATAATGTCTGAAACACTACTGAAAAGCATCTTAGAAAAAAAGCGTCAATTGTCTGAACTGTTGAAAAATAAGGACAATTATGACGTTTTGTATGGTTGGTTGAAAAGCGAACTGGCATATACGTCCAATGCGATTGAGGGAAACACGTTGACCCGGCGTGAAACCACACTTGCCATCGAAGAAAATATGACAAGCGGCTCTAAGCCCTTGGTTCATTATATCGAGGCGGTAAACCACGCAAACGCATTTGAACTAATTATGGAACGAGCCAAGGATAAGCACACAATAACTGTGCAAGATGTTCTTGCTATTCATAAGCGTATTCTGTCAGGCATAGATGATGCCAATGCTGGGTTTTATAGAAATGTTCCGGTAAGAATTTCTGGATCCAGGACGGTGTTGCCGAACCCATTAAAAGTGCCAGATTTGATGGAAATATTTAATCAGTGGTTGACCACCACTGATGAAGACGTGGTATATAAAGCAATAAACGCGCACTATCGTTTGGTTACAATTCATCCATTCAAAGATGGCAATGGCAGAACAGCACGACTGTTGATGAATCTGATACTGATGCAGGCTGAATTTACACCAACCATAATCAGAAAGATTGACCGCAAAAGATACCTGGATGCTTTGGAAAAATACCAAACGACAGGTAATTCAGAACAATATCATAACATGATGTTGTCTGCGCTGAACAGATCGCTGAAGACAGCAATAGATATGTTGGATACCGGAAAATCGGATATCAGCGATGTAAAACTGGTCACGATTGCAAAGTACGCAAAATTAAAGGGCGTGCCAACATCAACAATCCGTTACTGGGTGCAAACCGGGAAAATCAAACCAGATGCATATACCGATGCAGGTTATATGATGTTTGACCCCAACAAATAAACACACTTAACAAAAAATCACACCCTGGCGTTTGCCGGGGTGTTTTTTATACCAAAAACAAAGGAAAAGTGAGATGAACGATTTAGCCAGAATTGCCAAGCACTGGGCAATAGAACCCGATGCGTTGCAGAGTATGAAAACAACAATCCAACAGGTCCAGGCGGACCTGTCTTTATTTTCCACAAAACCATTGGCAAACAGTCACCGCACAACAGTACGCAACGGGATAGCAATCATACCAGTGCATGGGGTTATCACACCGCGGTTTGACCTGTTCACACTGCTGATGGGCGGCACGGCGTTTGACAGCCTGACACATGATCTGAAAGTTGCGGCGGCAGACGAAGATGTACGCGCAATCCTGTTGGACATAGACAGTCCGGGAGGTGTTGCAGTTGGCACGTCCGAAATGGCGGAATTGGTTCATAAGATAGCCGCCGAGAAACCGGTATGGGCATACGTTGGCCGCACATGTTGCTCAGCCGCATATTGGATTGCCAGTGCAACAACCAAAATCATCGCACACAAGAGTGCGCTGGTCGGCAGTATCGGGGTCGTATCAACCGTACCAGTTCAAGAAAACCCAGATGCAGACGGATACCGCCAGATAGAAATTGTTTCCAGTAACGCCAAAAACAAACGACCGGACCCACGCACACCAGAGGGCATAGACACCATCCGTGCGGAACTGGATGCACTGGAAAAAGAGTTCATCGGCGACATATCCAAATATCGCAACACCGCCACCGAAAAGGTCGTGACAGACTTTGGTCAAGGGGGTGTGTTGCTGGGAACCGCCGCTGAACAGGCAGGAATGATAGACGCGACTGGCGATTTTGAATCCTGTCTGGCTGAAATCAGCACTTTAACAACCACCAACCCAAAGGGAGGAAACGCAATGAGCAAAACAGAACCGGTGGCAATCACGGATGAACAGATTGCCCAGTACCGCGCCGAGGGTGCCGCGGCTGAAAGAGAACGCCTGCTGGCATTGGATGAGGTTGCGGTCGCAGGTCATGAAGACTTGTTGGCACAAGCAAAAGCAGACCCGACTATGACCGCCGAAAAACTTGCGCTGGCAATCGTCAAAGCAGAGAAAGCCACAGGTAATGCCTATTTGGACGGCTTGAAGAAAGCCGAGGCCGCTATGCCGACCGTGACACCAACAGCCCAGCCGACATCACCAGTGGGGGCAACGCCAGAAGAACGCGCGGAACACGAGTGGCAACACAATGCCGACGTGCGCCGTGAGTTTGATGGCGATAAAGAGGCGTTCGTTGCGTATTTCGTGGCGAATGAAAACGGTCAACTGAAAATCCAGAACAAAGGGGAATAAACGATGGCGAAATTAACAAATGACACATTGCGGACGTATGAAACGCAGGACGACAGCAACGCATTGCCAGTTGCTGCCGGCACGAAGATATTCGGCGGTGCGCTGGTTGGCTGTACCGACACAGGGTACGCGCGACCGTTGCAGGCTGGCGATAAGGCGGTTGGCTTTGCTAAAGACGGGGTTGATAACACTGCCGGCGCAGACGGCGACACATCTGTCGAACTAAAAACACGCGGCAAGGTGTGCCTGGACATGCCGGGAATATCAATCGCGGATGTTGGCAAGAACGTCTACGCGTCCGATGACGACACATTCACTCTTACCGCGACCAGTAATTCATTGGTCGGAAAATTGGTTCGTGTTGCAGAACCAGAAAAAGGCGTCGTCGCGTTTGATTTCTTATTCAACCCAGAAACAGAAACAACAACATCAACCAATTTGGAGGGTTAAACTATGAAGACATTATCAAGCCGTGCAATTATCGGCGAGTTTTTCAAACGCCTGAATGAAAAAACAGGCATGGAATGGATAGAAAAGATATCCAACTATTTCACAAGTGACCAGGACAGCGAAGACTACCGTTGGATTGGGAACAGTCCTGTCATGCGCGAATGGGTCGGCGGTCGCCACGCAAAGGGTTTTCAAAGCAACGGCATATCCATCGAAAACAAACATTTTGAGTCAACACTGGATATCCCTGTCAAACACCTGCGCCGTGATAAGACAGGACAGATCAAGGCTCGGATTGGGGAAATGGCGACAAAAACAAAGTCGCACTGGGCTTTGTTGCTGTCCGAACTGATTTCTGATGGCGACAAACGACCGTGTTATGACGGAAAAATGTTCTTCGCGACAGACCACAAAGAGGGAAAATCTGGAACGCAGTCCAACAAGATTGATTTTGACCTGGCAAAGTCTGCGATCAACGGCGAAGTCGGCACAGTTGAACTGCCGACAGAGGCGGCATTGCGCGAGGCAATCTTGGCAGGAATCCAACAAATCATTGGGTTCAAAGACAACCAGGGCGAACCGTTCAACGAATGTGCGACTAAATTC